GCCGGGCACAGCGCCGAAGGTTCCGCCGAGGGCTGCGCCGGTGAGTGCGCCGGCAAAAGCCCCTGTGATTGCTCCGAAGATATTGATTCCGCCGTTCGCCAGTTCCATCTGGTCTATTGTGAGTTCCATCATATTGTTATTCATTGTTTATTCCTCTCTTTCTGCCTTTTAGGCTTCGTTTCTGTTTTGTGAAGCACTTTGTTTGGTGCTTTCACCTGTATATACGGACCGCCCGGAAACGCTGGTATTTAACGCTTTTGCGGTTTGTGTAAGGATTCTTTGGACGCTATGGAAGGATCCGGAGAAGCGGCGGGGGTGAACCGGAAGAAACTGTACAGCAGGTGAAAAAAAGCAAACTTTTTGACTTTCCGGGAGGGTTTTCATGGCTGATCAGGAATTCCTTGCTTCCTTTGGCGTTGAGATTGATGAGTCTGGCGTGGCGCGGCTGCAGACTGCGCTTGCAAAAAACCGGGAATTGGCAGAGGAACTGGCAGCGGCTTTTGATCGGGCCAGGGAATCTGTACGAGCTTTCTTCCGGGATCTCAATGAAATCTCCCTGCCGGGACTGAACTCCGGTAAAGCCAGTGTAACAGAAGAACCTGCCGGGATGAATATCCCCATTTCCCTGGATTTCACAAAGGCGAATAAAGAACTGGCCGCTTTCCTGAAGGAAGCGACCAAGGCTTTCAAGCTGTCGGCAGATGGATCCGCGGTGGTTTCAGCCGGAAGAAATGCGCTGTCGTCCCTGCAGAGCATGTTTGCTTCCACCGTGCTGCCACTAAAGGTACAGATTGAAACATCCGGAGGAACAGGTAGCGCAGCCGGCGCTGTTGGCAGCGCGGCCAGTGCTGCAACAGCAAGTGTTGCGCAGACAGGAGCAAAGGCGGCGGTGAGCAGCCTGGAATCGCTGCTGAATGTCTCTTCTTTAAATGCTCCGGTGACAAATAACAGTTCAAAGACTGTTCAGGCACCGGTATCCATCAACGTTACTGCTGCCGGGAGCAATCCGGAAGCGGTGGGAAGGTCTGTCTACAATGTAGCCGAACAGTATCTGCTAAGAACACTTGGAGGCGAGTAAGATGCCGAGCTCTGTATCTGTTCAGCTCCCATCTTATGGATATGTCTATACCTTCTCCGGGGTGATCTCAATCCAGCATGAATTCTCCCTGAAGATCCAGACGGAAAGTGAATCTGCATCCGGATCGGATTATGTGAACGGAGCCCGGAATAAGCCGGATAAAATCATTCTTTCGATCATTGAAACAGATGTTGATCATGTGATCGGCTGGTCAGATCAAATGCTCCAGGCAATGGAAGCCATTAAGAGAACCCGGACACTGTGCAATGTGATCACACCGGCAAAGATGTACAGCGCAATGCTGCTGTCTGAGTTCGTAGCCACGGTGGATGAAACAAGTCAATCCGGTTGGAAAGGCACGCTGACTTTTGTGCAGTATGTTCCACCGGCAGTACAGGAGAAAACAGCGGATAATGCCAGCACAGCGGTTCATACCGGCAGCACCGGGACCGTGCAGACGGTCAGTGGGACGTCACTGCAGAATCTGTTGGATCGGGCAGGAGTGAGATGATATGTATTGGATACTGCCGCTAACTGAAGATCCCAGGCAGGTTTTCACCCTGGATATGCAGATTGACGGTGTTGCTTTTCATGCCCGGGTGGAAGTGCGATACCTGACTGCTCCGGATGTATGGGTTATTTCTGCTTGGGATAATTCCAGTGGGGAATTGCTCATTAACCAAATTCCGTTGGTATGTTCCTACGGCCAGGTGAACGATCTCTTCCAGCCGTTCCGGCATCTGCGAAACGGGCTAGGAATGGGATCGCTTTTTGTAATCCGGAATATGGACGATCCCTCTACACCGGATCCGGCGGAAGGGAACCTGATGGAGTTCAGGGTACTTATGGGTGACACATATGGATCGTAAAATGACAGTTCGGACAGACGGCGCTCTTTTTGCAGAAGGCTGCCGTTTTCATTTGTCCGAAAAGACGGGAATCGGCCTTTATCCATCCCTGTTCCTGCTGCAGTGCCGGAATCTTTCAGATGCGGATGTATTCCGGCTGCGGAATACGAAGGAGCTGTCTGTATACCGGGATGATTCCTGCCTGGCGTTCGGAAGAGTATCGGATGTTTTCCGGGAAACCGTGACGGAGGGAACGATAACAACGGTAGCTTTTTCTCTGGGACTGGATCTGTGGGAAGCACGGGTTTCGGTTCCTGTTCCGGCAGGAGCGACAGTATCCGAAACAGTACGGCTTCTGCTGGACGCTTCCGGAACTGGTATCCAGCTGCTGTCCTTCCCGGAAGAAGATTCGGTATTCAGCCGTGCCCAGGCTTTCTGCGGCCGGGCGGCGGAATGTATTGCCACGGCGCTGACGGCTGCCGGGGCAAAAGGTTATCTGGTACCGGCGGGGCTGTGCATCGTTCCAGCGGAGCCGCTGGAACCGACACTGCATCTGACAAAGACCGACCTGACGGATGCCCCGATGCTTGCCGCAGGCGGAAAGAAAATGATCCTGTCGACCACAGTGACAGGATTCCAGCCGGGGGAAGAAATGACGTTGGAAGTGGACAGGGAACACTGGCGTGGCCTGATCCTGGAGCGAATGGTGGAAGCGGATACATCCTACGGAGACTGGAAAACACAGCTGGTGATCCAGCTGCGCTGATGGGAGGCAATCATGTCTGATAAACAATATCTTTCTCCGGATGAGCGGGAAGCACTGAAGAAGGAAATCTTCGCCTCTCTGCACTGTGCCCTGCCGGGTATAGTAGTTTCCTTTGACGCGGAAAAGCAAACGGCAGTGATCCAGCCGGCAGTAAAAATGGGATCTATGACCTTTCCTCTGCTGGGAGATGTACCGGTATTTATGCCGGTGTCCTTTGAAGTGCATCCCGGGGATGCCTGTCTGGTTGTTTTCGCAGATATCGATATTGATGCCTGGTTCGATACAGGAGTTCCGCAGGAACCCCGGTCCGCCAGGAAACATGCTTTGTCGGATGGGTTTGCTTTCGTCGGATTCAAAACAGGGGGTGCCGCATGATACTGCGTCCTGTAGATGCAGCCGGAGATATCCTTCCGGTCCTGTCCTCCCGTGCCCTACTTTCCGGTCCGGAAGCGGTAGCCCGGCTGGTGGAATACCGGCTTTCACTGCTGACAGGGGAATGGTGGGAGAATGCCGGCATGGGATTCTCCATCCTGGAAGTGATGCGGACTTCCAGATTGACGGAAGATACCGGCTCCGCACTGGCTTCAATGATCACTTCCTACATCCGGGAAACGACCGGAGTGCAGGAAGTGGAGGATGTTAGGTTTTCAGTTTCCGGCCGTGTGTTTTCCTATTCCTGTTCGGTAAGAACGGAAGAGGGAAGTGCTTCGGTATCATATGATTTTTCGTAGGAGGTTTTCTGTATGGGCTGGATTCCTGTGAAGTCTGATCTCAGTATGGGCGCAAATAATCGGCGGATGGTATTTCAGATTGCAGATGAGGCGGATATTGCTTCGCCTCCGGATCCGGATCCCTCTGCGATAGGGAGTGTGGCGTATCTGCCGGATATGTCAGGTTTCTGGGTGAAGGATAACGATGGAACCTGGACAGTATCTACTGCAGATGCCCTGGCTCTGATTGCTCTGATCTGAGCGGGAGGATTAAAATATGGCTTATTTTGCTCCATATATTGACGCTTCCGGAATTCATATGCCGACGTATGAAGACCGGCTGCAGGACCTGTGTTCTGCATATCGTTCCATCTTCGGTCTGGACGCGGAACTGAATCCGGCGGTGCCGGATTACCAGCTGCTGTCAGTCTTTGCGAAAGCCCTGGATGATGCATCCGCTTTCATGGTGGCCGGGTACAACAGCCGGAATCCTGAATATGCTTCCGGGCAGGCGTTGGATCTGCTCCTGCCGACCTATGGGCTTTCCAGACTGCCGGGAGAGACGGACGCTGAAGCTCGGGCCAGGGTGAAGAAGGCGCTGGCTTCGCTGGGATGCTGTACGGTAGACGCCATGGAAGCAGAGATTCGCAAAGTTCCGAATGTGACTCAGATATTGATCCGGGTAAACGATGAGAACAGCACAGTGGACGGGATACCTGCACATAATATTGCTGCCTATGTCAACAACGGAAATGCCGGACTGATCGCCAATGCCATCTGGGCGAAGAAACCGCCGGGCATCGGGACATATGGATCTGTGAGCCGGACGGTCACTGATTCTCAGGGGAATCAGCACACCGTGAAGTTTTCCCGCCCGGTACAACAGTTCCTGATTGTTCACGTCGTCCTTCGTGCTTATGTAGGCTTTGATCGGACAGCAGTGGAAAATGCGATCCGGACGGATCTCATGAACTGTGTCAACGCGGAAATGGATATCGGGGAAGACCTGAATGTACCCCAGTTGTACGGAAGGCTGTACCAGGCAGCCGGGAACCTGGCATCCACTTTTGCCATTTCTGACCTGAATATCACCAGTACCTCACAGATAGAAGAACGGGAGAAGCTGAACTCTGTCTGGAATGGAAAATGGATCATCAACTCGACGGATAATATTACGATACAGATCAATTCGTGAGGAGCAATATGGATTATCTCAGCTTGTTTCCCGGTTATGTACAGGAAAAACCAAAGTTCATAGCCCTGGCCGCGGCAGTGCTGCGGCAGGCCGCGGATCTGATCACCCTGGCGCAGAACATTGCGCCGGGGTTTTCTGTTGGGTCGGCTGTGGGCATCCAGCTGGATGCCATCGGGGAATCTTTCGGGATTCCGCGGCAGGCGGGTTGGACGGATGCGACCTACCGGACGGTGCTGCTGCGAAAACTGAAAAGGAACACCTGGGACGGGACGAATGCAACGGTGCCGGAATACCTGGAAGCCGGGGAGACTTTTTGTGAGAACGGCGATGGTACAGTGAGTGTACATACATCAGGGCTGCCTCTGCCAGCCAAGGAACTGTTACCTGTACCAATGGGTGTGAAATCTGTCAACGTATAAAGGAGATTTTCAAATGCTTTGGTTCTGGGCCGTAATGGCCTTTTTGTTTGGGTCACTTTTCGGAGCGTTAGTAGCTGCGGTTTTTATTCTGGAAGACCGTGAACTGAAAAAGTTAGGGAGGGATGACGATGAAGACATACACTGAGGTTGAACAGCTGATCGCCCAGTGGAAAGCGGAAGGGCTTTCCAAAGCAGAAATCATCTGCAGAGCGGCGGAAGCCTGTATGGGCTGGCCATATGTCTGGGGTGGGTACGGACAGTACTGTACCCCAAACAACCGGAAGAGCTATGCGAACCGGTCCTCCTGTCCTGAAGCAGAATCTGCAGTGATCCAGAAGAAATGCCAGGTACTGAACGGATCAAAAGGATCCTGTTCCGGCTGTAAATGGTATCCGGGCGGGAAAACCCGGTTCTTTGACTGCCGGGGATTTACCCGCTGGCTGTTGAAACAGGTGGGAATCTCCCTGATGGGCGGAGGTGCCACAAGCCAGTGGAAAGACAATTCCAACTGGGCGGTAAAGGGAGAAAAGAAGGACCTGCCGGAGAATCTGGTGGCCTGTGTATTCCAGCAGAGCGGCAACAAGATGCAGCACACCGGAATGCATGTAGGCAACGGAAAAATCATCCATTGCTCCGGAGAAGTCTGCACCGGAGATCTCAGCAAGAAAAGCTGGACGCACTTCGGGATTCCTGTAGGCCTGTATGACGGATCTGTGATTCCGGATGTCCCGGTCCCGAAGCCCATGCTGAAGAAAGGCAGTAAGGGGGAGGCTGTGAAGGAGATGCAGGCTATCCTCATTTCCAAAGGCTACGACCTGGGAAAATGGGGAGCGGACGGAGCCTTTGGCAAGCAGACCCTGGCGGCGATCAAGGCGTTTCAGAAGGCGGAAGGACTGAAGGTGGACGGCATTGTGGGTCCGTTGACTTGGGCGAAGCTTTGCCCGGAAGAGAAAGGATGATGACTATGAACGTGTATCAGTGGCTGTGTGTGGCCGGGATTCCCTCGGTAATCACTCTGATCATTACAAGGGTGATCACTAAACGGTTGAACCTGGCGGAATCGAAAGCGGACGCGGCACAGAAACGATCTGAAGCCATCGCTTTGGGGATCCAGGCGCTCCTGCGGGACCGGCTTCTGCAGGGATACCGGCATTACCTGGATAAGGGCTGGGCGGATTATGATGACCGGTCCAATCTGGAAAATGTCTGGCGGCAGTACCATGCCCTCGGCGGAAACGGGGATATGAATGATCTGCGGAATACTTTCCGGCATCTGCCTACGGTAGAGGGCGGGGCGCCGGTAGTAATAACGGATGATAATTGAAAGGAGAGGAGATACTTATGAAAACCAATTGGAAATCCTGGGCGAAGGCCGCCCTGATCCGCGCCGTCCGCACTTTCGCGGAGGCCGCGCTCGCCTACATCGGCACCGGGGCGGTAGTCCTGGGAGACGTGAACTGGATCGCAGCGCTGAGTGCCGGTGGGTTCGGTTTTGTGACAGCGATCCTGCTGGCACTGACGGGGTTGCCGGAAGCGGAAGAAAAGTAATTTCAGGGAGAAAACACAAAAGGACCGTCCCCTTGTGCGTCCCCTTGTGCGTGCGTGTGTGCGTGTGCGTGTGTGCGGGCAGCTTCCCCTTCCGGGCAGGCGGAGCGGGCGGCATAGGCGCGCCGGTGGGACGGCGTGCACTTCTGGCCTGCCGCGCCCTAGACGTAGGGCCAGCCCAGACAGGCTTCGGCAATGGCGCGGATCAGGTCCGTGCGGGAAAGGGACTGGGATTTCCAGGCGGTGATGAGGGATTGGACTTTGGCATAGGTGTTCATTGCTGTATTAGCTCCTCGAGTAGATGATGACCTGGACAGCGAAAATGTTACAGAATTATTAAATTTATACAGGAACATGCCGGATCGGAAACATCGTCGTATATACTAATAGAAACATACAGACCCCGCTCTCTCCGGGAGGAGGCGGGTACGGAAAAATGGAAAACAAAAAGGAGGATGCTGTGATGAATAACATACCCGGGAAACCGCCGGTGGAAGAGCTGGATCTGGATACGCTTGAACTCGCGGCAGGCGGTTTCGGATCAGGCGGTGAAAAAGACGGAGCGGACGGTACAGTGGTCGAGCTCCTGCCCAACGCCATGTTCAGTGTGGACGTCGGCGGGCAGCTGGTCACCGTCGGTTTAGACGGAAAGCTGAGAATGGGGTACTTCAAAATAGAGGTTGGCGACCGGGTTCGGGTGGAGGGCAACCGGATCATGTGGAGATACAAGAGGAATCCTTGAAACCTAAAAGGAACGGCGGGACGGTCTTTTCCGTTCCACTCAGTGCAAATACCGGGACGGCCTGTACCGTTCCGGCGTTTTTTCAGATCAGTTCTGAACACAAAAGGACCGTCCCCTTGTGCGTTCACTCAGTGCAAATACCGGGACGGCCTGTACCGTTCCGGCGTTTTTTCAGATCAGTTCTGAACACAAAAGGACCGTCCCCTTGTGCGTGTGCGTGCGTTTAGGTCCGTGCGGGAAAGGGACTGGGATTTCCAGGCGGTGATGAGGGATTGGACTTTGGCATAAGTGTTCATTGCTGTATTAGCTCCTCGAGTAGATGATGACCTGGACAGCGAAAATGTTACAGAATTATTAAATTTATACAGGAACATGCCGGATCGGAAACATCGTCGTATATACTAATAGAAACATACAGACCCTGCTCTCTCCGGGAGGAGGCGGG